GATCCATTGATGACATAAAAATCTACTCCAAGTTCATTACACAAAGCTTTTGCGACGGTTGTCTTACCAATACCAGGAGGACCAGACAAAAGCATATTCGGTATTTCTCCTGTCTTCAAGAAGTCAGTAAAGTTCTTCTTGATGGTGTCAGGGAGAATACAGTCCTCAATGGTTTTGGGTCGATACTTTTCAACCCAAATAAAATCACTGTTCATAATCAAATCCAATCAGGTTTTCGTTCTGGCATACGAAGGTAATTGTCCTTCACCCAAGGCTTAGAGGCAATATAAAGTTTGTAAGCAGTGAAGGTATCAATACTATCATCATACTTCCATTCTTCAGGCATGGCACGAGCGAATGGAGTCACATCTGGGATCTTACCTTTGGGAAACAAATAGTATGCATCCACCAAGGTTTTATAACAGGAGTGAGTTTTATTATATCGTAAAGTGTATTCATCACACAAGTTCAATCCCCACTTGATTAACCAGTAGGCATTATCAACTGTTTTGGCAGCCCATTGTGTACAAGGGTGATTACGAAATGCACCCTTCTCAGTCGCATATGGAGTTCCATCGGACTTGGGAAGGGTGCCGTAATTATGATACCACTTAGATGCAATGATTGAGAGCATTTGACAACACTCTAAAGGCATCTTGACGATATGTTTGTCAGGCAATACCACTGCACTTTCGGCAGGGTATTGACTGGTGACGAAGATATTCATCCGAAAGTTGAATCAGGTTCCAGAGCAATATAATACTTCAGATCGAAATCCTGATTGGAGAAACGTGACAAAAGTTTAGAGGATACAACCACATCATAGGAACCAGGAAGAATCTTGATATTCTCTACCTTGAAGTTGAATACAAATTCATCATCAGTCTCACCAACAACGATCGAGAAGTCATTGGACGTGTCATTCTTCTTGTCACGAACCACCAGTTTCACAACACCAGCTTCACCAACCGCAGACAGATCTGGAAGTTGATACACTGCAGCAGCCTTGAGCAGTTTATCTAGTTGTTGAGTATTCAGTTGAAAACAAACATCCTCACTCGGGAGTGCGATCTCTTTATCAGGAGGTGTGACAATCACATTCGGATCTGCAAAGAAATACTTGGAACGCATCTTACCTTCACGAATGACAGCATAACCTTCATTCGTGAAATCTAGCTCGGGATGTTGATGCAGACTCAGACCATTCAAAAACTGATTCAGATCATACACACCAAAGTCTTTCGGGATTGATTCTTCAATCGAAGCCTCTGCAAGAATATTCTTCATCACAGAAATCGTCCGAAGAGAACTACCCTCTTTGAAGAGAATGGATTGATTAATCGAAGAAAAATTCTTGAGAAGAGTCAGAGTTTTATCAGAAAGTTTCATAGGTTCCCGTAGTTTCATTGTGAAGACCAGCAAAGTGGTAGAGGAGAATACAGTAATGGATTGCCTTTAAAATGTCAAGACGTGACTTTCCCTTCTTCTTACCGAAGCGGGAGAGATACTTGATCGCGTTAGATCGAGTAAAAGGCTCTGCATCACCAATACTTTCAATCAAGTCAAGAGTTTGAGTTTTGGATTGTTCAGATGTGTAATGAGAATGATACGTGCTGGTGAGATACTGTTCAATCTCTTTCAGAGTTTTATCCTCATTGTATTTCCAAAACCCGTTTGGATTCGTTTCACTCATAGTAATAGTAAAGGTTGTGTCGGACATTGGGGAAGGCACAATAACCTTCCCCAATTATATCAGAATGCCCCCGTCAAGTCAACTTGATCGATGGGGAGTTTGAAATCAACATCCACCTTGTCATAGAGTTCCAAGAAAGACTGTTTGGTTTCATCATCAAACCGATTCACACACACTTGAATGGCTTTGGCTTTATCCTTAAAGATAGCGTAAGCACGAATGATGTGAACCAGACGACGAGTGGAGATGATCTCTTCAATACCACCATCATAGAAGGTCTTACGGATGATGTCTGCCCAATCAACCAGTCGTTTGCAGAAATCATATTCCTCCAGATCGAGATCCCGTGCAACACCTTCAAGGATCTTCTGTTCGACTTTCGGAGATGGATATTCTTGTTCAAACGTCACAGGAAAACGTTCAAGAAACGCTTCGTTGAGAACGTTCGTACCGATGAAACGACCATCATCAGAACCCTTACCTTTGGTATTGGCAGTGGCGATAACATTGAAACCAGGTGCAGGTTTGACCCAACGACCAATTTTCTTGAGAAAGACACCTTTGCCTTCCAGAATGGACTGGAGACACAGGATCTTGTTTGATGCGAGGTCGATCTCATCCAGAAGCAGGATAGCACCACGTTCCAGAGCTTCGATCACAGGCCCATTGTGCCATGCAGTATTACCATCAATCAGACGGAAACCACCAATCAGATCATCCTCATCAGTTTCGATGGTGATGTTGACACGAATCAGTTCACGTTTCAGTGAAGCACAAGCCTGTTCAACCGAGAACGTTTTACCGTTACCCGACAGACCCGTGACGAACGTCGGATAGAAAAGACGGGACTGGATAATACTTTTAATATCCTTAAAGTTACCGAACGGGACAAAGGTATCATCTTTATCAGGAACAAGGTTCTGTTGTTCCTGAACGGTAATAGCAGGTGCGCTAAAAGACCGTTCGATCTCTTCAACACGTTCTTGAGTTACTTCCAGATTCCAATGACCGCGAGAGGTTTTATATTGTTCGAGACGACGAGTCACAGTCTGATAGTTCAGACCACGAGAGACACAGAAACCCCTGAGATCAGCAGCGGTGATATCAGAACCATGAAGTTCTTGAATGGATGCAATGAGTTGATCGTTGTTCACGGAAATCCTACGGGACATGATGAGTGGTTTGTTTCAACAAATATATTATACACATAAAAAAAGGGCAACCGAGTGCCCCATGTGACAGTTTGGAAAGTGGATATCAAGCAGTTTTTGTGTCTTTTTTGACTGGTTTTGAAGCACCTTTAAACAAACTTTTATCAACTGGTGCTCTTTCTCCACTTGGATTAATAAATGGTGTTTGAAAAGGTCTTTCGGCACCCATAAAAGGTCTGCCAGGAAACATTTGACTTGGTACTGCTTTTGGTGCGATCTGACCAGTAGTAGTTACAACTTCAACAATACTCTGCTTCCACTCTTCACTCATATTTGCCATAATCGCAAGTGCTGCCTGTTCGGTATCAGCATAACCTTCATCGAGGAGATGACCCTTGATGATATCAAAGAAATCAGAGTTTTCTTTTTTAACTCCTCTCCTAGCTTCGTGGTCAGCTCTACGATCTCTCTGAGGGCCGCTGCCCACGGAACCGTATGGATTACCATACCTCTCTGTTCTAGCAGCAGATCTTTTATAGTCTGGAAGCTTCTTGTCTACTTTGGCTTCCTTGACTTCTTCTTTTTTATATTGAGGATGATCATCAAGATTCATTCCACGTTTCTTTTCAAGACGCGCCTTTCTTTCCTTAGTTCCCTTCTCAGGATCAAGATCACGCACACCCTCATTAAGTTGATCAGTGTCTTGAGAATACATGGATTGATAAGCATTCATCAAAACATCAGGTCTTGCGACAGAACCATACTGGGTTCTACCAAGATCTTCTTTTGATTGATTACCAGAATACGACATTCCACTAGAAATCATATCTTTAGAAACTCTATGATCCATTTTTAACAATACTTTCTAAGTATTTAGGATTATTCATCTTTTAATTTAGTTGTGTATTTTTTACCTCTAAATTCAAATTCTTTTGCGCCAGAGGATCTTGCAGATTTAAATGTTTTATCAAACGCTTTAGCCCTGGTCAGACCTTCATATGGATTTGATGGCCCTTGTTTTGGTTTATAGTCTCCTCGTTTTAACGCACCAGTTAAAGTAGCATCGCCGGTTGGTCTAGGCGCCATCACAGCAGCAGCAACACCAGCAGGAGTGATATTTTTTAAAGCAGTGACGGCACCAGCAGTTTTAACAAATGGTTCAACAATATTTTGCCTAGGATTGATAAATCTTTGTAATTGTGTAAATTTATCCATATTGGGTCCGGTTGCACGAACGGTAGCACCAGATCCCATGGATGTTGGTCTACGACCTACATTCAAAGATAATTGCCCTGGAGAAGAGATCTGTGGTTTAGGAACACTCGATAGAGGGCTTCTTAATCCTTGTTTTATAGGATCTGTAGCAACAAAAGGGGTTCGACCACCTCTAAAATTTTGTGGTTGACCCTTACGTGTGAACAAGGAGCCTTGCACCGACTCTTGTTCACTTAAATATAAATCTCGTAAAAACTGATCAAAAGTTTTCATGAAATTAAAACTTTCTAAGTATTTAGTCATACGACCAATTCAATGAACTCACCGAGAACTTTCTTGTTCATTTTCTTACCACGAAGGCTCTTGACAAAAGCAGATTTGATTTGAGATTTCGTAGCATCTTCTGCGACATCAAACTCAGTGTCATTCGACAATGTGGACGAAGAAACACCAAAATAAGTATGATACCCAGAATTTTTTAGAGAAAAGGATTTGTCCTTCCTCCAAGCAGCAATGGTCTTGACACACTCTTCACCCATACCGCAGTGAGTGCGAATGAAGTGATTTGCATCACGATTCTGTAAGACACGAATACCAATGAAGTTAATATTGGTGAACACATCCCGAAGATTGCGAAGCAAAACACGAGTGAGACTGTGCCATTCAGGGCCGCAATTATAGGTGTTTCCCGTCTTACGATCACGCAGAAAAGCATTGATTCCAATATGTGCGACACCCATAAAGGGTTCTTGTTCCCAGTGACGTTGAACTTCACGATGATACTTAGTCATGCAAGCCTCTCCGTCAGTCAGAACCACACACTGAACTTTCTGCACCTTGTTCTCTTTTTGAAACTTAGGCAGAATCTGGTGAAGAGAGATCAGTGCCTCATTCAGAGGAGTTCCAGACAGATTCATGCCGACAGGTGGAGCATAACGACTATTAGAACCAAAACGAAAACAATTGGAGAGACGAAAGATATTCTTCATCTGATCATCCAGAGTTTTACCATTAACTTTACTGGTCAACAGATTCATCATCGAGAACCATTCACCAACCTGAATCAAACCATCACGTTTCTGATAGGAGTGTTCACGCATGTTAGCTCGACCCTGTTCATCATAAGAGATCAGAGGATAGTCGAAGGTGAATGCATAAACTTCAAATGGGATTGCGACTTTCTTACAGAACCAGATCAGATTAAACAGTTGTTTGACGGTATCCATCATCACGTCACCCATTGAACCTGACCAGTCCAGAACAAACACGAGACCATGATTCTTACCATCAGAAAGAGTGGTAACTTTCTTGAATAGATCTTCGTTATATTTGTAGGTGTGAAGTTTGGAACAGTCAAGAACGCCAGTGCGAGCTGTGGTTGCACGAGCGTAAGAGTCTGCAGCTTTCTTACATTCAAACTCTTTCACCAGATAGTTAACCTCTCTCTGTGCGGATCGTTTGAACTCATTAAATTGAGCGTCAATGTCAGCGAAGATAAACTCAGAGGTAGAATCAATCTTCTCAATATAACTATCCCAATGATCTCTGCAACGAGAGTGAATCTCATCATTAGAAACGATCACTTTACTGAGATTCAATTTAGGAAGTTCAAGATAAACATTCTCATGATATTGATCACTCGCAAGTTCTTTGATAGCTTCCTCAAGAGAGTCAGCTGTTTTAACTTCGAGCTCTTGATTTTTTTCACCACCTAAATCGGAGTTAGTGGTTTCACCCTGATAATCCTGACTTTCATCAGAGTCATTATCATCAGAGGATTCGGATTGATCATTCTCACCTTCCTCTTGCCCAGAAAAATCAGACGCAGGAGATTGAGAAGAACCTTGTTGACCCTCAAGAGAATCCAGATTGATCTTAACTTGCTCTTCTTGTTTTTGTTTGCAATATTTGTAGAGTGTCTCTGCAGCAATCAATACATCAGCAAATGTTTCTGTATCAGCAATCAGATTGATGATTTCTGTTTCTTCACCACGTTCAATCGGTACATCGATGAAGTTACCAATCTTGAACCACAGGTTCGCACGATCAGCCAGATTGTAAGTATTCAGATCATCATCATTCAGTTGGAAGAAGTCATCATCAGAAAGTTCCTTATAACCACCGTAGAAGGTCTTGGCAAGACCAGGATACCGACGTTTCATCAGTTTCTCAATACGTGCATCTTCCACCACATTCACAAACTGAGGAGGAATCTTGTGTTCCTTCAACCAGTCCTCATCAGGCGTATAAAGGGCGTGGCCGACCTCGTGGCCCACCAGAAGATCATATACCGTGCCACTAGCCTTTTCCCACATTGGCAGAGTCAGAACACGAGTATGAACATTAAAACAAGCAGTCTGCACCTTCTTGTGTTCAACCACAAGGTCTTCGGTAGCAAGCAGTTTAGCAAGTTGGGACTTGATTTCGTGGCGGACTGTCATTTAACTTGAATCGTATGGACATACAATACAGAAGAACCTCCCTTGTTAGGGGAGGTCTTGTGACACTTCTTGAAGTGTGCCAGTCTGGCTTTGGCCTGTCGCAGGGCCTGTGGTTTCAAACGACGTTTTTGATCCTTCTTACTGTGATGTTGCCAGTTTGGAGTGGTCATTGTTCTGATGGTTCTTAGGGCATCATACGGGAAAAACCTTTGACTTTCTCAAATCGGAGGACAGTTTCAAATTTGTCCTGAAGCCCATCCTTATGAGAGATGACAAAGATGTTTGCACCTTTGATGACATACCGAATAATCTTCAGAAACTCCTCCGTTCCAAAACCATCAAGTGAACTATCAAACACTTCATCCATAATTAATAGATTAGTGTTAACTGAATTTTTAAACCTGGCAACTTCTCTCCAAGTGAAGAGAAGAGCCAGGTCGATTCTCATCTTTTCACCTTCACTAAAGGATGCATATGAAAAGTCCTCGTGAATAGGTGACTGAACCGTTTCGTTGAATTCCTCGTCAAGTTTGAAGTTGATATAAAAATCCATCATCTGTAGATACTTATTGACCTGTTGGTTAATAAGTGGAAGATACTTTTTGATGATCTTGGTTTTTACACCACCATCTTTGAGAAGGGAGTAAGCGAAGTCGTGATACTGGATGCTTTGTTTTTTCTCTCCTAATGTTTCATAGGTGTCTCTTAAGTTTTCATTGAACTGAGTTAGTTTCTCATGTTCAGTATTTCTATTTTCAAGTTGGGCGGCAACAGTTTGAATTTCTGATTCAAGATCTCTGATCTGTCGCTGATATCCAGAGACCTTAATATTGTTTTGAGAAATTTCATTCGTTAGTTTAGTTACCTCTTTGGAGAGTGAAAGGAATTGACGCTCTCTTTCCTCTTCTTTTTGAATTGCATCTTCGAGTTCTATGAACCCTGATTGTAACTCCCTTGTCTTATTTTGAGCGTCTGTAATTCTATTTAAGCGAAATTCTTCTTCTATCGTCTGAGTGCAGGTAGGGCACACCGTATTTTCGGTAAAGAACTTATACTCTTTGGTAATCATCGAGACTTTACTCGAAATCTTACCACGAATGGTTCCGAGTTTTTTAAGTTTATCAGATGCGCCAGCAAATCCCTCCATCGTCTGACCCAGACGTTCAATGTTGGAGTTGATTGCCTGATTATCAGTCGAACAGCTATCTTGGAATTCAATCAGTTGATCAATCTTATTCTCTTTCTCTTTGATACTGTCTTTTCCTCTCTTCTCTAGTTCTTCAATAAAGTTCTCTTGCATCTGAACTTTTTCTCTTAGAGAAGTCTTCTTCAGTTCTAGGGTTCTGACATCATCACGAATCATACGAATCTTATCTTTGATGATGTTATTCATTGCAGAGAAGATCTTGATATCCAAGAGATCTTCAATCACCTCTCTTCGACTTGCAGCTGGTAACTGCATGAACGGCACAAATGTTGATGATCCAAGTATCACAATCTGTGTGAATGACTTGTAGTTCATCTTCAGAACAGTTTGTTCTAACCACTTCTGTTGAGTCCCTGCATC